AAAACTGAGATTGCTTTATATTGTTTGTGGCGATGGTGTTTAACTATGCGTAACCAGTATTGTTATTATATTGCTCCTTTTCAAAAGCAGGCCAAAGAAATTATTTGGTCGTCAAATCGTATTCAGACTTTTGGTGATGCTAAGTTTGTAAAAAGTATAAACAATTCAGAGAATAGGATTACTTTTTACAATGATTCGTTTATTAAGGTTGATGGTTCAGATAACTTTGAAGCGCTCAGAGGGATTACTTGTCATTTTGTTATTTACGAAGAGTTTAAAGATTTTAACGAGCAGTTTCATGAAGCCATGGAGCCAAATCTTGCGACACATAATGCGCCTTTGTTGATCATAGGCACGCCACCTAAAGTTGAGTGTCAATATACTAAGTTAGCCGAAGAGGCTAAGCGTTCGGAGTTTAAGGCTTATTTTGAATTTCCAACGGAATGTAATCCGCATATTGATAAACAATGGTTGAAGCAGAAGCGAGAAGAGTTATATGCGCGTGGTGAGGGTGATGTATGGGAGCGTGAGTATTGTGCGCGGTTTGTTCGTGGTGGTAGTAAGAGTATATTTCCAATGTTTGACAGGAAAGTTTTTGTTAAGGATTATGATAGTTTAGTTAGCGAGATTAGCAGAGACAAGAGGAAGTTATATTTTATTGCGGTGGCTGATCCTGGCAGTGTTACTTGTTTTGCTGTATTATTTTTAGCTATAAACAAGTATAGTCGTGAGGTATATATTTTTGATGAGATTTATGAGACGGATCGGTCGAAGACGTCTGTTGACCAGATAGGGCAAAGGATTATCGACATTGAGCGCAATTTATTTGATGGTGAGTGGTTAGAGGTTTATGATTGTGCTGAGGCTTGGTTCCAGTTGGAAATGGCGCAGAGGTTTGGGCACAATTTTCTGCCCAGCGACAAGGTTACGAAGAACAAGGAAGCTGTTTTGAGTATAATTAAGGATTTATTTTTGGGGAATAAGATTAAGGTTTCGTCGAGGTGTGAGAAGTTTTGTTGGGAGGTAGAGAATTATGTTACTGATGATAGGGGGAATATTCCTAAGGAGGATGATCATTTGATTGATTGTTTGAGGTATGGTTTAATGTCGATTCGGTATGATTTTAATTTAGAGGTTGAGCCTAAGGATTTAGAGTTTGAGCAGCGTGAGGTTATCAGGTATTATACGCCTGAGGATGATTTGGCTGGGTATTTTGATGAGTTCAGGGGGGTTGAGGAGTGGTGAATATTATTTTAGCTATTGTGAGTTTAATTTTTTCTATTATATCTTTTGTTTTTAGTATTTTTGTATTTATTAGGTTAGTTGGGCGAGAGAATTCAACTCATACGATACAGTATGTGCCTTTGAGTGAGGAATTAGAGAGGGGTAAGGTTTTGAAAAAAGAGCTTGATAATTATGAGCATGATGATTTAGAATTATAGGGTAATTTGTGCTAAGGATTGGTGTGTAATTTTTATAAGATTAACAAGGATTAGTTGATGTATTCTTTTGATGAGTTAGAGGGGATTACTTCTGGTGCTAGTAATAGCAAGCCTATTTGGAAGATAGATATTAACAATGATCGTGAGTTATTGAGTTGGTTGAACAATGAGGTTTCGTATTTATTGGATGATTCTCAAGAGCGGATTGATGAGATAAGGTATCATTTTGATTTATATAAGGGTTATGTGTGGGACCGGTCGAAGAAGGCTGCTGAGTATTATGAGACGGAGCCTAACAAGAAGAGTCGTTATCAGAAGAAGATTAATGTTAATCAGTTATATGATTTAACGGAGCAGTTAGTAGCGAGGACGGCCAGGTATAAGCCTGCGGTTCAGGTATTGCCTCAATCTAATGAGTGGCGGGATCGTGAATCGGCTCGTGTGGCAAAGGCTTGGATTGATTACATGACTTACAAGGAGCGTTTGGATCAGGTTATTTTATCTGTTGTGAGGATAGCCAAGATAGCAGGTGAGTGTTATTTAGCTATTGAGTGGGATGAGGACAAGGGTGATATTCATGAGGCTGCGAGGGTATTAGGTGAGAACAGGGCTATTGGTGATGTTTCTTTTCGTTTGGTTTATCCTGATAATATTTTTTATGAGAAGCAGGATCAATTTTGTAAGAGCAATTATGTTTTTGAGCGTGAGTACAGGTTAACTGATGAGTTAAAGGCTTTATATCCTCATGTTGGCAATATTGGATCTGATGCTCGTTGTGAGATTTACGATCGCAGGACTGGTGTAATAAGTAATGTTCGCAATCATAATACAGTTTGGACGTTTACGCATCGAAGGACGAAGTTTTTGCCCAATGGCTTAAGGATAAAGTTTATTCAGAATAATATTTTAGAGAAGGGGCCATTAAATTATCGTCATGGTGAGCTTTGTTATGAGCGTTTATATGACATTGAGATTCCTGGTGAGCAGTATGCCAAGTCTTTTTATGTTCATACGAGGAATTTAGCTGGTAATTATTCTAATTTAACCACGATGATAATAAAGAATCACAAGCTTGTCGCCAGTCCTAAGTGGATGGTGCCTCTTGGCAGTATAAATGTATCTGATTTAACCAATGATATTGGTATAGTTACTTATAAGGGAGCTCAGCCACCTCAATTGGTGCAATCTAATCCGACGCCGCATGAGGTTTTTACTTTTCGTCAGAATTTGAAGGAAGATTTACAGTTAATAGCTGGTGTTTTTGGTCAGAGTCGCGGTGATCCACCGACGGGGATAACGGCCAGTGTCGCTTTGCAGTTTTTGGAGGAGCAAGAAAATTCTAGAATGAATGCGTGGATTAGTCAGTATAATGATTTTATTCGTCGTATTTTTTCTAAGGCTATATCTGTTGCGGCTCAATATTATGATGAGTCTGATAACAGGACTTTGAAGTTATTAGGTCGTGGCAATGAGTATGTTGTTAAAAAACTAGATGTTAGTTTATTGAACAATAATTTTGATATAAAGATTCAGAATTCTACTGCTTTGCCTGATAGTAAGGCGGCCAGGATTCAGAGTTTAATGGATATAAAGAAGTCATTCCCTGCTATTTTGAGCGATGAATATGTAGCTGATTTATTGGATATTGGTGGGGTTGATAGTTTTTATTCTAAGGGTTTATCTGCTTTACGTGCGGCGGAGCTTGAGAATGAAGAGATTATTTATGAGGGGCGTTTAATAGATCCTCAGGAGTATGAGGATCATTTAAAGCATTGGAATGCTCATGTATTGCGCATTCAGGCCAGTGATTTTAAGAATACTGTACCTGTGGATAAGCAGAATTTAATGTTTAATCATATTAGGGCTCATGAGTTTTTGATGCATGAGAAAGCTCAGAAGAGTATTTCATATATGAAGACTTTAGAGGGGTTACCTCAGTGGCCTATTTTTTATGAGCCTGTTTCCAAGGAACGATCAATTCCAATGGCTGAAGAGCCAGTTATATCTGGCGGTCAAGGGGATCTTGGGGCTAGTGAGGGGGTTTCTATGGGCCCAGAGGGGGAGCTTGGCGCGGAGGCTGATTTATTAGCGGCGCAAGCATCGGGCGCGGTGGGTGGTGAGGCTTCTTCTATGCCTATGCCACCTACTGAACCACCTCAGATTATAGAGCCAACGGGCGAGATGAATACATAGCTTCAAAGGAGGACGCATGGAAGCTGGACAGCAGATACAGAATCAAGGAACAAAACAAGCACAAAATAGTGGACCACAGAATGTAGAGCAGGTTGATAATATTACTGTTTCTGGTGGTGCTATTACATCTTTTGATGAGCTAGAGCAGGTTGAGGCGTCTCATCAAGCCAAATTAAAGGCCGAGGCGAAGAAAGAGGCCGATAAAGAAAAGTTCATTGAGGCTGAGAATAAAAAAGAGTCCAAGGGTGACAAGAAAGAGGCCAATAATAAGGAATCCAAGAAAACAGATCAGAAAGCTGAGAAAGATTCTTACGAAGGTCCAGAAGAAGAAAAAAGGGCCGAGCAAGATGAAAAAGATAAGAAGCAAAAAGTTAAAGATTTTGAACAAAAGGACGAAAAGCATACAGTAAAGAAGTTTAAAGCAAAAAGTAAGGATAGGGAAATAGAATTAGATGGTGATATTGTTTTTAAGCATAAAGTCGATGGTAAGGATGAGGAGTTTACTTTGTTGGATGCTATAAATTCTTTTTCTGGCCATAAGGCTGTTAGCAAGCGTTTTCAGGAATTAGATGTGGCCAGGAAGGCTTATGAAAAAGCGGTGCGAGAGTTTGAGGATGCTCGTAGTGGGCTTTATGACAAAATAGTTAGGATTAATAAATTAGCTCAGGAAAATCCAGAAATGGCGATCTTGGAAGTCTCTCAGATGTTGGGAGGAAACGGAAGAGAGTTTCTTGAGCGAGTTTATAATACTCATATTGAAAAGTATATGAAGCTTGCTCAGATGACACCTGAGGAACGGGCTGCGTATCAAGCAAAAGCTGAGGCTGAATGGTATAGACAGCAATTAGAGACAGAGAGGATAAAAGCTCAAGAGCAAGAACAAATAAGTGCTGTATATCAGAATGTTGAGGCTTTAAAGCGTCAATATGGGATAAGCGATGATGAGTTTTATGAAGTTGGTTTAGAGCTTTATAAAGCTAAAGAAGAGGGTAAGTTTCCTTATCAGATTGACGAGCGGCTTATTGTTGAGACCATTATGGCTGATAAAGCTTGGTCTTTAGCTGAGGAAATAGCCGAGGAAGTTCGTCCTGATTTATTAGAAGAGGGATCCCCTATTATTGAGTCTTTATATAGCTATATCAGAAAAAATTATAATCTGCCAAAGGAAGCAATTCTAAATTGGTTTGATGATAATTTTGGTAAGGCCAATGCGCGTAGGACTTTAGATCGCAAAATGAAGAAGACTGATGGTGAAACGAAAATAGAACAGAAACCTATTAATCCTGCCGTACAAGATATTTTTAGTTTTGATAGTTTATAATTAAAATATTTTGTAGTGGCTTTTAGAAGGAGTTTTTTATTATGCCAATGCATGACATAACTAACGTTAATAATCTTTTTAAGATAAAATATGGTCAATTATCCGAGAATGTTTACAATTCAGCCAATGTATTACTTGGAAGAGTTGTAAAAAAATATGATTTTACCGGGCGACAAATGTTTGTTCCAATACCTACTAGTTTTGCTGGTGGTGTTGGTTCGGGTTCTTTGCCGACAGCAAATTATGCTTCTGTAGAAGATGCAATTATTACAGCCAAGAAAGTATATGCGACGGTTCAGATTGATCGAGAAGCAATGAAGGCCAGTATGGATGACGAGGGGGCATTTGTTAGATTTACAAAATGGCCCATTCAGAAAACAGTAGAAAGTTACATGAGGAATGCTTCAAGAATTCTTTTCAATGATGGTACTGGCAGTTTAGCTGCTGGTGATGGATCAACAAATGTCAGTGGGACTGGAACCGCTGCCGATCCTTATTTGGTTAAATTAAATTCTAATACTAAAGAAGCCAACGTAGAGGAAAAAGATTTTTGGAATTATGATACTGAGACCACCAATCTTGAAGTTGTGGCTTATAATCCAACAACAAGAGTTGTAAGTTTAGTTGGTACTTCTGCCGGTTTGGCGGCCTTATCTGGAGTGGGGCCGGTTCCTACCAATAAATATTTTTATATGCAGGGTTCAAGGAACAATGATCCTATGGGGCTTAAAGGTGTATTAGATGCTACATCTGGCACTCTCTATTCAGTTCCAGTTTCAAGAAAATTTCAAGCGACACAAGTTGATGCTGCTGGCGCTGGTTTAACAACTGATGCTATGAATCAAGTTATGCTTGAAGTTCAAAGAAAGTCAGGAAAGGTTCCCAATCTTATTGTTACTTCTTTTACTCAATATAGAAAATTATTGAATCTATTAGAAGATCAAAAGCAATATACAGTTGAGCCAAGGGCTGAAAACTTAAAAGGGAAGGTTTCTTTTAGTGGTGTTGAATTTATGAGTTCTGCTGGGGCTGTTGGAGTATTTCCAGAGAGATTTGTTGAGAACGATAGAATGTATTTCTTAAATGATAATTTTATTACACTTTATCATAGACCTGGTTTTGGTTGGTTTGATGATGATGGAACGGTCTTATTAAGAGATGCTTCAAGTGATAGTTATTCTGCTCGGTATGGTGGATATTGGGAAGCTTATATAGTGCCTACTTTCCATGGAGTAATAACAGGACTTGCGACATGATGTTGACTGCTGTTAAGCAGTAGCGTCCTGCGAACAGGGAGGTTTCTAGAGCCTTTTTGTTCGCTTTTGCCATAGTTTATATGGGGGGGAAAATGCTTAGAGAAATTAAAACAAGCCAAAGAGGCGTTAGATTTATTTTTTGTAAATTAAATGCTAGTGGATCTAGTTTATCTGCTGGTGGGGAGCAGGTGACAGTAGTCAAGAATGCGACAGGTGATTTTACGTTTACGTTAAAAAATCCTGGTGTTAGAAATTGCATGGCTATTGTTACACCAACGGAAGATGACACTCAATTTTATGTTTCTGCGACAACAAATAGCACGGTTCAAGTAAAGACGGAAACCGTTGCTGGTGCGGCTGCAGATAAAGATTATTATTTATGTATTGTTGCATTCGATTCTGCGGATGCCACATAGGACACTTAGGTCCTTATAATCCTCTGGTTGGGGAATGAGATTTTCTTATTCCCTGACTTTTTGGAAGGGAATTGTTATGGCAAGCGTAGCAAATGTTATTTTATTAAACGAAACTAATTTATCAGGTAATAAAATTTCTGAATCTGTTTCTTTGCAAGAGGGTTCTGATAAATTTATTGCAAGTTTAAAAATGGCAAATAAAAGCGGAACTCCAACATTAGCTGGGAAGATTGAGCATTCTACAGACAAGAATACTTGGCATACGCTATATACTTTTACTGGATTAACAAATAATGGAGTAGAGATTGGGCAAATATCGGCTAATGTGTTACCGAATGTTAGGGCTAATTTAACATTATCTGGTGGCAGTTGTGATGTGCTTTGTTTGCTTTGGTTTGATCCAAAAGGTTAAGGATAAGTTGAATGAGTAAGGCACCAAGTCTTTATCCAACTTATGAGACTGGGGTTAATCTTCCAAAGGATGTTACAGGGACAGATATCCCCGCATTAAAAAAGTATGCAATGGATGTGGCTGTTCAGGGGGGTTCTGTTGTTACAGTTCCTGGTGGATTAAAGAATGGTGGCAGGATAACAGTTGTAACGGTTAATGATTCTATTTGGACGGCAGCTCCTGCGGTACCTTTATCAAATAGGAATGCTATTAGAATTCAAAATCAATCTGCGGTTGAAATTAAATTGCAATATGATCCTACGGTTGTTGGATATGTTGGGGTATGGATACCACCTAGTTGTGAAACATATTATGACATTACTGATAATATTCCTATTTATTTAAAATGTAAGACAGGCTTCGGACCTGTTGATATTATTGTAGAGGAATTAAGCTAGTGGCTGGCATAGGTTCATCAATTATAGCAGGAAGCGTTAGCATTGTTGGAGCGACAACGGCTACTATTTATAATGTTAATTGTGCTGTAGCGGGAAATGAATATTTTCAAATATTAGCCAATGGTACGGTTAGGTTTTCTGTGCGTAGCAGGAAAAACGGAAAATTGCAAATATCTTTTACATCTGGTGAGACTGGAATTAATTTTTTTACTATTCCTGCTGGTTGTGTTTGGGCTGAAGACGGTTTAAGTTTAACAGGGAGGACGTTGTATTTTCAAAGCAATATAGACAATGATGTTGTTGAAATTTTACAATGGACATAATTTTTTAAAGTTTTGGTCATGGATGACCGATTTGTTAATTGTGCAAATTTCTTTGCACATAATTAACAATTTTCAAGGAGGTTTTTAAATGACAGTAACATTAAATGACATTCAAGCTAGTTTTCATTCAATTAAAATTAGTGACGGAACAAACACGCTTGCTATTGATTCTAATGGTAACGTCGGCGTTACGGATGCCGGCGGTTCATTGACAGTTGATGCGACTGACTTTGATATTCGAGATTTATCTGCAAATACAGATTCAGTGAAAATTGGCGATGGTACTGATTTTTTAGCAATAAACGCTGATGGTTCAATTAATGTTCAGGGTTCTTTGACTACGGTTCCAGGCGGTTTTGACACCTGGAAAGTAACATCTCAGAGTGTTTCTAACACAGCCACTCAATTAGCTGCCACACCGCTTGCTGGAAGAATTTATTTAGAAATTCAAAATTTAGGTGCAGTTGATGTTTATGTGAATTTTTCAAATGCTGTAACTGCATCAAACGGACTTAAAATTGCGAAGGGAAGTTCTTGGTCAATTGATTTAGATGATAACGCTGCGATTTATGCTATTACCGCAAGCGGAACAGCAGATTTAAGAATAGCAGAATATGCTTACTAAATAATTTTTATTTAAAGGAGTAAGATGTTTATCAAGGAAGATTTAGCTAAATATAAAG